GTGGGATGTACCCGAAAGTGTCTTGGTTTTTTGCAGATTCCAATGTTATTGCATTGTATAATACCTCTTCTTTCAGAATTTCCTGATCTCCGATTCCTGCGAACATATCCATAGGATAGTCTGTTTGTACTGTCCTTCTCCAGAATCTTTCTATACCTTGACCATAGTTACTATTTGGGTTTACCTGAAGTATACACATTAACCATCCATGCTCTCCACAGAATTGATTGAATGCTCCACCTCCTCCTTCGTATAGATTAGCTTGTCCATTATAGTCACCGGTCTTTCCATTACTTGCGTCAGTGCTATTTGTTGTATTTGCAGTTGTAAGTACGTCACTGATTTGTACTCTTCCGAATTTACTGCCTATTAGTACTGGCCTATCTATTGTCAGTGGCATTGGGTCGTGCCCAAAGAATCCTTCGATATAATCTCTGTACCTGTTTCCTACCTTGATAAGTCTTTCATAGTAGCTTTGTAGTGTTTCAGCTAAGCGTAATTGTTTAATTACTGCGTTTGTTTCAATTACTACCTGGTCACCGCTTGAATCCGCTAAGTATGTTTGTCCTGATACAGGACTGCTGATCAAAGCATCTGTATCTGTTATTGATCCATCTAAATTGAATGTTTTTTGTGGTAAGTAATTCCCGTTTTCATCTATTCCTAAGCTTGGTATCAATACGGCTTCCCCAATTTGCGGTGTTGGTAGAGCGCTTGTAAAATAGTCTTTTTCCCATTTGCTTGGTGCACACATGAATACCTGGTCATTCATTCCCGTATCTGACTTCCAGTCTTCAAATGCTACTCCAAATGGTGTTGTATTGTTTCCTCCATTTAGTCCGAACCACCTTTCCGGCTCTAGTTGCGTTACTCTGTAGTACTCATCCCATATTTTTAAGTATGCGCTTAATGGTAATGCGTTTAATTCGGTAATTACTGTTGTAGTGTTTGGGCCTGAGTCTATTAATGGGATTCCCATATATGCCAATACCTGGTTATTAGCATAAGACGTTTGCCATTTCATATCTGGATTTATATACGGTACTTGTTCATCAATTGTTAGGTTGTTTTGAATCCAGTTGTTCCATCCTTGAGTTGGTGATTCTTCACTGCCATTGATTCCTACGCCTTCTGGCCATAGAATTCTATTTGGCACATAGAAGTAGTCTGCCCTCATTGTATACTTTTGCATAGCCGGATAATACATTGGCGGAAATCTGAACATAAATTCAGTGTTGATTTCGCTAAAGTAATCTCCTGGCATAGTCTCTAGCGTTAATACCGGCGTTAGGAATCCGGGCCTAAATGCTGCCTTGTATTCATGGCTCAGGTTGAACCTAGATTTGTTGGGGTTTTTCTTTGTTACTCCCTGGAATAGTGATTTGTTGTAGTTCATTGTTTTTGTTTTTTATTGTAAGAATTTGAGTATGTTACCACCTGATGCCTGGCCGTTTGGGTTTACTGTTGCTGTGTATGCGTAGCTAATTATAGCTTTTATTCTTGCTACTGGGTCTTTGAATGCTTCCCATAATGGTTTATTTATTTCATCCTGTACGTTTCTGACGAATTGTTGATATTGTTGATAGGTTTCAAACTCTGCTCCTACTCTGTCGTATGTTAAACTTGTAAGTGCTGCTTCCATGTCACTTTTGAATATTTTACCGGCTTGTGTTGCCGTTTCTAATTGGTTTTGCAGTTGTTTAAGACCTATGTCTTGAAGTTTTATTCCATGATCAGCTAGTAGGTTATTTAATTGAGCTTGATTCATTTGTGGCTTCCATTTTAGTTCCAGGTCTTTTAGGGCGTTTTCCTTTTTATACCCTTCTAGTTGTTCTCCTCCTATTTGGTATTGTTGGAAGATGTTATTAATTCTTCCTTGTTGCTCTATGTTGTCTAACCTTATTTTGTATGGTTGATTTTTAAGTAGGTTGTCTGCTGCTTGGTTGGCTATTTTCATTCCTGCTCCCTGGTATTGTTTTATACCTTGTTCTGCTTTTAACATACTTGTTAGGTTTGTTCCTCCTGGATCCTCACCTCTGCCGCTTAGGTACCATTGTAGTTCTCCGGCTAGTTTATCGTTTTCTATCTGTTTTCTTTTTATGTCTTGTTGTAGATTTGCTATTTCTTTAATCGTTCTTTGATTATGGTTATATTGACCTATTTGTCTTGCTCCTTCACTTGTGCCTAAATCATTAGACGGTGTCACTGCGCTTTGATTTCCAGCGCTTATATTATTTATACTTGCAGCTGGCAGGTGTGCTGCTTTTGCTCTTTTTATTTGAGCCTCTGGGCTGTTGTATCTATTTGATGCCCTTGTGTTCATTCCGGCTATTACTCCGCTTGCTATTCCTCCCACTATTGGTAGTGCTCCGCTTAAGATTGGTAATAATTTTGCGAATCCTCCTCCAACTTTTGCTGCTGTTCCTAGGGGTTGTAATTTCTGTACTCCCTGGGCTATCATTTGACCTACTCCCATTATGTTTAATTTTTGATTGTTTTAAGGTAAGGGCCTTATCTAACTTTTTAGAGCTCAGCCCTCTCATTTGAAATGCTGCTTTTTATGCGTTATGCTGAATGCGCATCCCTCCACCTTTTTAACGCTAAGGTATCAGCTCATCTTTCTGCAATTATTCTTTCTTGATTAATAATTGCTAACTGACACACCCCCCCCTTTTAGGATGTTTTGTGTGTCTGTTTTATGATCGTTTCGATTGTCTTAACTCCTTGATTATAAGCCTCTTGGCTTGTTTTCATTGCATCTATTACCTCTTTGAAGGTATTTTCATACGTTACTCCTAATGTTTCCATTAGAATCTCGTATACTAGTCTTACTCTTTCACCTTTTTTGATTGCCGCCTGGGCTATATCCAAGGCGTCTTGCTCTATTTCTGCTGTATCTATCATTTCAGCATTCCTCATGATTTTACCCATTGTTTATTGATTTTTGAAGATTAGCGATATTTCCGGTTAACTCCCGGTGTTTGTTCATTACGTCCATCTTGGTCATTCTCCTTGCATCATCTACCTCCGGTTCTAGACTATATTGCCCTTGTCCATTCACGATTAGTGTCCTATTTGCGATACGTCTCATAATGTCTGGCCCTTTTAGGCTTAAGTTTGGTATTACCTTGAATTTGTTTTTATCTGTTTTTTTCATTTCTTACTTTATTTGGATTTTTAGATTGAATTATTCTCATTATCCATCCACCAATAAAGGTTAGGATGTATGTGATTATTTCACCGATTTGGTTTAATTCCCCTGGTTGTAGTGGTTCTTGCATTTTGTATATTTTTTGCTAAGTTAGTCTATATTTCGTTTTTTTATCTTTTTGGTGAAGATTTTTTCTTCTACCCTTATTTGATCCCAATGGTGTTTCCAGTATTTTTCAGCGCCTAGCTTATTAACTCCTTCATCTATAACCTCTTGTATTGCACCTTCTACTAGTACCATTTGCATTTTCCTCTCTTCCTCCGTGAACATTTTTAGTCTGTAATATCTTGGCATTGGTACTTTCAGGCCTTGCATTGTTGTCACGAATAATATGTTCAGGTTGTTTTTGTGCCATAATTGGTTTTTTGTTACATAGCTTAATCCTATTCCTTCGCTCATTGTATTGAATTCCCTTTCTATTCTGTTGTCCTGTTTTTTACCCATATTTTTATCCAGGTATTTCATTACATACGCTATTGTTGATCCATTGGCCTGCGCTATATGTGTTTCTCCTAGCTTCCATGATTTTTCTATGTTTACTTTACTTGAATTGAATATTATTGCGTGATAATGCGGTCTTTTGCGTTTTTCACCATACTCTCCACAGGCGTAATATTTAATATTATCGGCAGCCTGTAACCCATTGAAGTAATGTTCCCATGTAGTCTTACTCCTGATCTGATTAATTCTAAGTCTTTTGAAGAATCTCGTAAGATCTCCTCCCGTAATTTCGCCAGTGTCTTCATTTATATGTTCTTTGTTGTTTAGCGTTTTCCTTCCGAATTTGTTGATTGGTACGTGTTTTGTATCATATGTTAGTGTTACGAAGTATGCAGTTTTTGCTTCCCTCATTTCATGTTCCATCCTGAATCCCCATTCTAGTTTTCTTCTTTGTACACATCTTGGACAGTTTCCACAAGCTACACTTATTTCTGAGCGCTTTTCTCCTTTAACCTCTATAGCCTCTTTGAGGTATATTTTACGTTTTGATAGACAGTCCGCCATGTTTCTTTTATATGATGGTATAGTGGTGTTATACCTTTGTGGTGGTATTTTTTTGATTTTGTCCAGTTCAATTGCTTTGTTCTCATATGCGGTAGCCCTAGATACAGGCCATTTTGGCCGCGAGGCAATCGCAAGCCATTAGCGGGTTAGGTTTTCATTATAAGTAATATCTTTTTATATTTTTCATGGCTTTTATTTTAGGTTTGGGGTACTCATCGCTTTTACCTGACTTTCCCCCTCAACCTGATTTAGTTTGCCATTTGAGGCGTGCTGTATACTGGTAGTTGACGTTCTACTATCACTGTATGGAATAAGTGAGCGAATATCGAAGCTTCTACTGGTGTTACATCCTCCTGGTTACTTGGTAGCACCCGGAATATATCACTTGTTCTGGTATGTCCTCCTGTATTTCCTCCTGCGCTTACGCCGTCATGTTTACCTACATTTATGAATTCCGTATTGATTTCAATTACATTGTCGTAGTCTGTTCCGTTGATTACTCCACGATCCCACCATCTCATATCTTGCATTGATAGACCAAATTGAAATTGAAGTTCTCCAACTGTGTAGTTGTTTTTATACCTCATTTCGCTGAAGCGTGGGATGTACCCGAAAGTGTCTTGGTTTTTTGCAGATTCCAATGTTATTGCATTGTATAATACCTCTTCTTTCAGAATTTCCTGATCTCCGATTCCTGCGAACATATCCATAGGATAGTC